CCGTCCAGCGGCCTGCGGACCGTCGTCACCCGACCGGCCACCGTCACCTCGACCGTCTGCCCGGGAGCGACGTTGAGGCCGGATGGTACGACTGCGGTGCGCTGCGAGTCACCCAGGTCGACACGCACATGCCCGGCGTCGATGACCTCGAGGACGGTCGCGGTGTCCCACCGGTCAGGCTTGCCCTGCCGCAGCCGCACGGCCAGGTCGTCCACAGGTCGGCTCATTGGATGGCCCTGGTCATCATCTGGACGCGCATCCGCGCCGGCGGGTCGGCGGGGGCAGTGATCGTCGCGGTCCAGCCCGACACGCGGTACTCCCCGGACGCCCCAGCCTGCCGACGTGCCACCGCGACCAGGTCGCGGTAGCCCAGGTCGGGCCGGGCCGGCACCTGCACCTCGACGGTCTCCATCGGATGCCGCCACCGCTCGTACGTGGCCCGGGCCATGCCCTCAGCGCCAGCAAGGTCGGCGATCGCGTCGGAGCGGATCGTGGTCTGGTACGGCCCGTAGCGGCCCACCCACGTCGACGAGCCGGGGTCGTCGTCCTCCACGACCGCGACGATCGGCGGCGTGATCTCCGGGTTGGTACTGATCGCGACGACGCGGTTGATCATCGAGCTCGTGGTGACCTGCCGGCCGAGCTGCTCGACGGCACAGTCGGCGCCCTCCTGCCAGTCGGCCGCGACATGGTCGGGCTCCGGAGGCGGGCCGGCGACGATCGTCCCCACCGCGTCGGTGCGGACCACCCACCCGGCGAGGGCCGCGATGTCGGTCCAGTCCGAGGCCGGGTCGCCCTCCGCCAGCTCGAGCGTGGCCGGCACCACGACCGACGACTCCCCGATCACGACAGGCGTGCCCGGCGCCAGCTGCTCGAACAGCGTCCGCAGCGCCTCCGTGACCGTCAGGCCGCCCACAGACACCGTGCCCGTGTAACCGCCCCGCCGTGCCTGCGCCAGAGCCTCACGCCCGGTCAGGGTGTAGGCGACGGTGCCGTTGTCGGTGATGTCAGGGTCCTCGAGGGTGTACCGGCCACACGGCACCTCAGCCCACCCACCATCAGGCATCCGGAGCAGCCACCACACCTGACAGCGTCCGCCCGTGCGGGGGTCGAGCAGATCACCGGCGGCCAGCGGCACCAGCGCAGGATCGGCGAACCGTAGCGTGCACGCCCACTGCTCAGCCTGCCCGCCGCGGTACTCGACCGTCCCGGACACGACCGGCAACGACCGGAGGACCGTCCCGGTGTGGTCGAGCATGTCGGCCCGCCAGCCGACCTCGCGGCGCGGCTGCGCGGCCTGCACACGAATCTCGTCGGCGGTGTAGGTCACTGCTCGACCCAATCCACGGTGAGCGTGCGGCCCTGCAGCGCCGACCGCGAGTAGCGGGAGACGACCTTCCTCCCGGCCGGGCCCATGCGGGTCGGTGGCACGTCGACGAAGGTGCCCGACGGGTCACGCTCAGGGTTCCAGCGGACGGTCCACACGAGCCGCCCGGAAAGCCACGCGAGGATCGTGAGCCGGTCAGCCTGGGTACGGACCGCGAACACGAGTTGGCCCGCCTCGCCCTGCTCCGGCGTGACGTCGATACGCGGCCGGGTGGCGTCGAGACCGTACGACACGGCCACGCCCTGCACAATGGTCCGCTGGGTGTCCTCGGAGATGCACACCGCGAGCCAGGTGCCGTCGTCGCCCACCAGGTAGGAGCCGCGGTCGTCGTTCGTGAGGGTGTCCGTGGCCGAGTAGCCGGACCACATCATGACGCCGGAGACGTCGGCCTGGCGGCGCGCCCGGTACGTCGTGACGACACCGTAGGCGGCCAGCGGGTCCCGGACGGTCGCTGTGGTGCCGGTGGAGGTGACGGTGGCAACGGTGCGCCACGCGCCGCCGGCGACCTGCGCCTCGACCTGGGCGACGTTGCCGGACGCGACGCCGGACACGACGACGGTGGGCGGCGTCCCAGCGGCGGCGGTGATCGAGGGGGCCGACGGCGGCGTCCACGACACGGTGTGCGTCACGTCGTCGCGGGTCCACGCGGACCACAGCCCGCCGGACTGCTGCACCCGTACCCACGCGTACTGCGCTTGCCCGTTCGTCCAGTCCTGCGCGGGCACCTCGAGCGACAGGTCGGCGCCGGCGGTGACCCCGGAGCGCCACACGACGTCCGGGTCGGACGCCGACGTGGCGATCCGCGCCTCGTACGCCTCCTGCCCGCCGACACCGTAGGTGGCCGTCCACGCAATCGTCGGGGTGAGGTCCCCGGCCGGAGATGTGACGGTGATGGCGGTGACGACAGGCGGGGCGACCGCGGCGATCTGCCAGGCCGCGGAGTAGACCGACAGGAGTCCGCCGTCGGACGTGGCGACCTGCCACTCGTAGGTGGTGCCGGAGGTGAGCTGGCCAGCGTCGAGGGTCGCCGACTGGACCTGCGACGCCACCGACGTCTCGGTCGCGGTCAGGGTGCCGTCCGCTTGCAGGTACGACCAGGTGGCCGCGCCGACCGCGCGGATGCGGAGGCGGTACTTGGCCTGGGCGCGCGTCGACTGGTGCGCCCAGGCGAACGTGGTGACGGCGCCCGGATCGGTCTGCGACCCGGCGGCCGGCGAGACGAGGGTGGGCGCTGGCGGCGCGGCCAACGGCAGGAGTTCGAGCGTGACAGCGTGCTTCGCCGAGGTGGTCCAGGACGTGTACCCGGCGACCGACACTGGCCGGAACCACACGTTGTTGGGCCGGTTGCGGTACGACGGGTTCAGGACGTCGGTGTGCAGCTTCTCCGCGGCCGGAGTCATCGGCGCCGGGCCGTCCCAGCCGATGAACAGCGCGCCACCGCCGGCGACGACAGACACGCCGGGCGACTCCGACACCCGGCCCACCTTCGACGCCCCCGCGAACACCTGCAGCAGGTGCACGTAGCCCACGATGCCGACCGACCCGGCCGCGATGTCAGCGGCGGTCAGGACCTTCTGCCACGTCGTCTCGGCATAGCCCGACTCCACCAGCTTCCACCCGGACGCCGTCGGCTTCGACGCGGGGCTGCCGCCGGAATCCTCCCCCAGGTACAGGATCGCCAGGTCGCCCACCTGCGAACCAGCCGGGAACGCCACCGTGGCGGCCTTCGTCGCCGAGTAGCCGCCGGGCGTGACCCCACGAACAGACACCGGCATGTCAGACTCCTCTGTCCATCGCCAACGCGAGACGCCCGAAGGCACGGTCCATCGCCGGGTCGAACCCGGTGATCGTGAGCTCGACGCCGTCGAGGGAGCCCCGCAGATCAGCCTGACCGGCCAGCGCCTGCTCGAACGCCTCCCGCAGCCCCTCCACGGTGACCGCCGTACCGCGGTCCACCGCCTGCCGCAACACGTCCCACTGCCCCGCGGTGAACACCGCCTCTGGCTTCCCGGTGCCGTTGTGGTACGACCCGGACCCCGGCGGCAACCAGCCGCCTTCGTCGAACCCCAACTGGTCCTTCAACCAGTCGCCCGCGCCCGCGATGAGCTTCGGCGGGACCGCGTTCAGGATCGTGCCCAGCGACCCGCCGCCCTGGACCTTCGCGACGCTCCCGATCGCATCCTTCAGCATGGCCAGCGGGTCGAACCCGCCACCACCACCGGCACCGCCGCCACCGCCGCCACCGCCGCGGGTCCAGCCGACGTGCCACGGTTCCCCGGGGACCGTCAACCCGAGACCGAACGCGCCGAGCAGCCCCCGCGCGCGCGGGTTCTCACCAGGCCGCGGCGACAGGTCCATCGCCCGCGCCGGGATCATGTGCGGGCCACCCTTGTACGGGTTCGCCGCCAGCGGGCCCACACCCGCCTGGTACAGGTTCCACGCACGCAGCTGGTCCGCGAACGTACGCGCCCCACCGTTCCCGGTCATGTACCACATGCGGCCCGTCGCGGCCGCCCACGCCTTGATCGCGCTCAGGAACGCCTGGTTGTAGCCGCGGAACCCCTGCCGGGCGTTCGCGACGATCCCACCCGCGGCGTACCCCACGCGGGCCTGCCGCAGCTGGTCGACCGCGTGCACGCCGCCGTGCGCCGCCACATCCTCCTGCGACCACACCACCTCACCGGCGTGCACAATCCCCGCCGGCTGCCACTTCGACCCGGGGCCCGTGTACCCGCCGGTCGCGTACGCCGACATCTTCGCTGGGCCGCCCACCACACCACCGGACGCGAACCGGGGCAGGTTCAGGCTCAACCCGAACACCTTCCCCACCTTCTCGATGCCTGACAGCAGCGGGTTCAACACGTTGGTCCCGACCCACTGGATCGGCCCCGAGATCGCAGACTTGATCTTCCCGCCCCACGCGCTGAGGGTCTTCACCAGCCCGTCGAACCCGTCCCCGAACCGCTTCACGAACCGGTCCACCGCCGGCCACGCCTCCCGCGTCAGCCAGTCCGTGACACCCTTCGCCGCGTCCTTGATCCCGTTCCACGCCCCCGTCACGACAGCCCGGAACGTCTCGCTCTTGTTCCACGCGATGACCAGCCCCGCGCCCAGCGCGACCAGGGCGAGGACCACCAGCCCGATCGGGTTCGCGTTCAGCGCCGCGTTCAGCATCCACTGCGCGGCCGTGTACAGCTGCGTCGACGTGAGCGCCGCCGTCAACCACTTCACGAACCCGCCGGCCGCGACGATGTTCTGCGCCACCCCGAACGCGGTCACCCCGGCCGTCGCGATCGCGAGCCCGGCACCCAACGGCAGCAGCCAGCCCGTGTTCTTCTGGATCCACTCGCCCGTGCCCTGCAGGCCCTCGGTGAAGCCCTCGAACGCCGGGATGATGTCCTCCGACACGATCCGCAGCATCTCCTTCTTCACCGGCAGGAGCTGCGTGCCGATCTTCGCCTGCAGGTCCTCGGTCTGCGCCGCCACACGCCGGGTCGCGTTCGCTTCCTCGTCGGCCGTCGCGGCGAAGTCGCCCTGGACCTTCGATGTCTGTTCCATCACGATCGCGAGCGACGCCTGAGCCTTCGCGTTCTGGTCGATCGCGCCCTTGCCCGAGTAGAGGCCCATCTCGAACGCCTTCTGCTTCACCGCAGCGTCCGACAAGAACACGTTGAACTGCTTCAGCGGCTCCGACTCGCCGCGCAGCCCGGCGCCGATCGCCGCGATGGCCTGCGCCGGATCCTTGTTGAACGCCGACCCCATGTCCGCCGCCAGCTTCAGCAGGGTCTGCGACCAGTCCGCAGACTCGTCGTTCGCGAACCCCATGTTCTGCAGCAGTCCGCCGATGTTCGCCGACGCCTCCCGCGCCGACGCCTCAGACATGCCGATCGCCTGGTCTGCGTCGGCGAAGAAGCCGCGCATCGCTTCGGCCTGCTTCCCGAACACCAACGTCGTCACGTTCGTCGACTCCGTCAGCTTCGACGCCTGCTCGAGCGACCCCTCCAGGAAGTCGCCGGCGGCCTCCGCGGCCCGCTCGATCCCACGCGCGGCCAGCGTGCCGAACGCTGCACCCAGCCCGGCCGCGATCGCCTCCGTCTTCTTCGCCGCGGCGTCCAGAGAAGGATCGACCTTCCCCTGGAACTTCACCATCAACGTGCGATCAGCCATGCCTAGCCCCGTTCCCACTCACGCGCGATCGCGTCCACGACGCCTTCCCAGCGGCGCATCATCAACGCCTGGTCCTCACGCAGTTGCGGCCAGAACCAATACCCGGTCCGGCCCTTGTGCGGCCGGAACTGGTTCGTCGTGGCCTTCGCGCCCACGAACTCCGCCGCGGCGAACGTGCGTCTGGTGCGCACCTTCCCCGTCTTCGTCGTGTACTGCGTCTCCGTCACGCGTCGCTCGAACCGCCTCGAGCTCCCGCCGCCGAACTCCGCCCCGAAGAACAACTCCCCAGCGCGCGCACCGCCCGACACGCCCGTCCTCGCGGACCCGCCAGCCACAATGAACGGCACCCGGTCGCGCCGCGACTTGATGAACGCGGCCGCTGCCTGCGACTGCTTGTCGTCCGCGCGTCCGGCCGCGGCGATCCTGCGGGCCTCCTCGTCCGCGATCCGCTGCGCAGCCTCACGAATCTCCGCCTGCGCGGTCCGCGGCAGCCGGTTGATCCGGGCGAGGAAGGGCCGGAGCCCCTCAACCTCCAGGCCCATCCTCACCACGTGATCACCCCTCCCGCCGGGCCGCTGCTTGCCGGTCGAGGATCTCCATCACCGTCGCGATAGCGGCCTGATCCTCGGCCTCCCACCAGCTGGGCATGGTGCCCGTCGCCACCGCGAGCTCACAGATCAGCCTTCCGGCTGATCCGTCTCCGTAGGGTCCGCGGACCCCTCCTCCTCCGGGCCGTCCATCTGCGCGAAGTCAGCCACCGACGACGACCAGGCGACGAACTCCTTCACGTCGCTCTTGCCCTCACGCCGCAGCGCGTACCAGACGCACTCGAGCATGGCCGTCACGGACTGGTTGTTCAGCAGAGACTGCCCCGAGTTGTTCCGCTCCCAGCGGAGCGCGTCCGGGATCCGCACCTGAACGTCCACGGACTCCCCGTCGAGGTACTCCACGCGGTACCAGGACGTGATGCCCGACCAACGCACCCCCATGTCAGCCGCCGACCGTGGTGGTCGTGGTGGTCGTGGTCGAGTCGTTGACCGGCTGGCCGTCGAGCGGCAACGTCACGCTGCCCTCCATCCACGCTCCCTGCGACCCGCCGATCGGCCCGGCCATGATCGTGACCTCACCGGAGTAGCCGATGCCGCCCGCACGCGGCCGGAACGTGAAGTCGACCTTCGTGCCGTGGTTCGCCATCAGGAAGTCCGCGAGGACCGTCGTGACGTCCGCCTGGCCGTCGTCGTAGCCGTACGCGTACCCGATCTCGAGGTCCCACTCGGGATCGTCGACGTCGGCGTACCGGCCGTCGGGGCACAGCGTCTTCATGCGCTGCATCGACGCGTTCGGCTTCAGCGTCACGCTGCGCGCCTGGCACTTGAAGTTGGGGCCGGTGGACTCGTCGCCGAGGATCAGGTCGACGTCCTTCATCATGATCGGCTTGAACATGTGGTGGTGCTCCTTCTAGAGGTAGATCTCGATGGTCAGCTGCTGGGCCGGGTACGGGGTGCCCTGCACCATGAAGTCACCGAACGTGGCAGACGTCAGCTGGGCGTCGGTGACCACGCCGCCCAACGTCTGATCGGCGCGGAACGCCGCCCGGAACGCGGCCGCGACCTGCGGCCACAGGCCCTCCAGCTGCTGCTGGGTGGCCGCGGGCCCGTCCGGATGGTCACGCACCACCACAGCCGCGCCGTACGTGTGCTTGTCCTCACAGCCCCACGCGCCGAACTCGACGTCCGGCTGCCCGAGGACCACCACCGGCGGCTGGAACGGCCCCACGACGCCGTACGGAAGCACCGACGCCACACCGGCCGGCAACTCGCCAGCCAGCGCGGACGCCAACGCTTCCCGGACCGTGGTGCTCACCCGAACACCACCATCCGCCAGGGCTGCTCGAGCTCCTCGATGTCCCGGTCCACGCTCGTGATCCGCACCGGCCCGAACTCGCCCACCCCAACGACCCCGGTGGGGCTGTTGCGGCGGGCGAGGTAACGGGCGGTGCGCAGCACAACAGCCTGCACGAGGTCCTCGGGAGGGTTGAGCGGCATCCCTTCGGCGTCGACCGACGGCCACCGGCACGTCTTCGCCACGACCGCTTCGGCGGACCGGTAGTCCTGCTCGAAGTCGGCCGTGGACGTGACGCCGAGGACGGCGGCCACGTGCTGCGAAGACGTCACCGGAGACACGACGATCAGCCCGCCGAGGTGGTGGTGGTCGTGGTCGTGGTCGAGTAGCCCTGGACCAGCACCTTGCAGAACTTGGTGGCGTCCATGAACCCGGCCGCGATGTAGCCGCCGTAGGCGACCTCGACGCCGAAAACCTTCGGCACGACCGCGGTGAGCAGACCGATCCGCTCCTCGTAGAACTCGAACGCGTCCTTCCGGCCCATGATCACGGTGCCGGCGGGAAGGCCGGGGACCATGACGCGCGGGAAGTTCAGCACCGACCCGAGGAACGACTTCGGGCTGGCCGATCCGAGCTTGTCGCCGGGCTGGGTGATCGCCGCGATGTCGATGACCGCGCCGATCACCTCCCACATGTCCATCGACGTGAAGATCGTGTCGGGCAGCCGGCGGGACGTCGCGGTGACGGTGCCGTTCTTCGTCGCGACCTTCGCCGCGGCCGAGTACAGCGCCTTGACCCACGCCGCGACGTCGTACACGTTCGCGGTCGCGATCTGCGTGGTGGCCTGGGTGACGCCGACCTCGAACAGGTCCGCGGTCAGGTTGTCCGTGGTCTCCACGTACACGGCCTGCATGTCCTGCAGGATCAGGTTCCACGCCGACGGGGACGTCCAGTCGATGTCCTGACGGGACACGTTGAGCCAGCCGCCCACGGTCTCCTTGTTGAACTCGAGGCTGCTGATCTTCAGTTCCTGCGAGGCGAGCTCGGCCTTCTCCGCGGCCTGCTTCGCCATCGCGACGTGCTGGGTGACGTAGGGCCGGTGGAACTTCTTGCCGGGGATGCCCGCGAGGGGCTTGATGCCGATGGTCTGCAGGAACGGCCGCATGCCGTCGAGGTCGTTCATGATCGCGCCCTGGATGGTCTCCGGGAGCAGGCCCGGGGTGTCCGCGGTGGTCTGGTGCACGCCTGCCGCGACGTCGCCCTCGGCGCGGGTCTGCAGGGCCGCGCGGACACGCTGCAGGGCGTCGGGGTCGGGCTGGTACTCCTCGCCGTTCGGGCCGTAGTGCTGCATCGAGCGGATCTTGTCGACGATGAAGTGGCCGGCGGTGGGGTACGCGAACTCGCGGGGCCGCACGGCCAGCCGGCCCTGCTGCGCGCGCTGGGTGGGCTGCACCTGCGCGACGGTCTCGGCGTGCGCGGCGCGGGTCGCCTCGAACTCCTCGAGGGGCTCGATCTGCGCGTCGATCTGCGCGATGCGCTCCCGGGTCGACGTCAGGGACGCGGTCTCCGCGTCGACCAGGTCACGCTGGTCCTCGTCCACGCGGCCGAGGAGGGTCTGGATGTACTCGACGTGCTTGGCGCGCTCTTCGCGGAGCCGGTCGAGGACGGGGTTGTTCATGGGGTTCACCTTCCGTGGTGTCCGATGTGGTGTCCTCGTGTGGTGGAACCCGGCCGGCGAGTGGTGGCCTGTGGTGCTCCGAGTCGCCGCCTTCGTCTCCGGGACGAGTGCTACTACGGACGGTAGACAGCGACCGCGACAGCGTGTCACCGGCAGACGCGCGCCAGGTGCCCCGGGTTACCTGGGGGTGGTCGAAGTGGAGGGTCTGCAGGGGGTAGTCGTTCACGATCACCAGCTCGCGCTCGCCGGCGTAGTCCTGCAGCAGGAACGACTGCAACGCCTCCTCGAGGAAGTCGACCCGGCCGTAGGTGATGCACTTCGCGCTGATCGGCAGAGGCATGGTCACCACACCAGGCCGGGGTGTTCGGCGGCGGTGCGGCGGATCAGGTCGACGTACGGCGCCGACGACGACCCCGGGTCAACCTGCAGGTCGGCATGCCACGGTGAGCTCTGGTGGACCAGCTTGCAGAAGTGCCGGCCGTCGTCCTGCTGTTGCCCCGCATCGTGGAAGAACCCTTCCGACTGCCACTCCGACACCGGCCCGTTCGCCCACACCATCGACATCGCCTCGGACGCCGTCGGCTGGTAGCCGGCCCGCACCGCAGCCAGGTGCGTGACGTACATCTCCGCGCACCACGGCTGGGCGTCCACCGGGTGCGCCTTCAGCAGCCGGAACGCGCGGATCGAGTCCCGCGCGACCTGCTCCCACCACCAGCCCGGGATCCCCCGCGTCACGTACTGCGCGCCGATCCCCCGCGTTCCCCGCACCGCGTCCGGGTCAACGTAGAGCAGCTCACACAGCGGCTCGAGCGCACCCTTGGAGTCCAGCCACGCCGGGCCCGTGTACCCGTCGGTGTCCGTGCCGAGCAGCACCCACGGCGGCGTCACCGGCCAGGGCCGCAGCGGCAGGGCGTCCGGATCCACGATCAGCAGCTGCTCGTCGACCAGCTCCGGATGCGCCGACAGGTACTTCCCCACCAGCCACGGCTTCATGCACGCGTCGTACCCGCGTTCGTCCTGCGTGCGCCACTCCGGCCACACCCGCCAGTCGGCCACCCCGCCGGCCATCAGACGCCGCAGCCGCGCCGACGGCCGGTCACCCTGGCAGTACACCAGGAACGTCACCGGCCAGCCACGCTCCCGCAACCACTGCGCCTGCACCAGCGACTGCCACAAGTAGTACGGATGGTCCGGCGTCGGCACGACGATCACGACACGCCCCCATCACACACCGCGCACCACCAGCGGCCCGCGGCCGCGCTCCACTGCATCAGCCGGCCGCACCCACGGCACCACCACACCGCGGTCCGCTCACCGCGCGGACACATCAGCCAGGTACTGCCGCCACGCGTCCAGCTCCACCGAACGCCGCCGCGCACCCGGCCGGCCAGCCCGCGACCGCACCAACGACACCTGCGCGCCCGCGTACGCCGGCGTCGGCGTCAGGCTCACCTCGAGCAGCCTCGCCTCGTGACGCGTGATCGACATGATCCCCATGTCGTCCACCTCGACCACGTTGTTCAGGTCGACCCGCTCCCCGCGGCCGTTCGTGCCCAACTTCTCGATCGGCGCGAACCCGATGCTCAGGCCCGTGAGCATGCCCTCGCGTGCCTTCCGTGCCGCCTCGACCGCCCGCTCGTCGTCGGTGTCGAGCCGCCACACCACGTCCAGCCCGGCGTCGTTGTCCCGCCACTCGTGGCTGACACCGATCGGGAACGTCCGGTTGTCGTGCCACAACAGCAGCGGCAGCTTCGACGCCGCGCCCTTGATCGACCGCTTGAACGACCCCGGGACGAACCGCTCCCGGAACCAGCCGATGTCCGCCCACCGGTTGTACGGCACCGCGCGCCCCTCGAGGAACCGCCCGCTGTCGGTCGCGTCCACCTCACGGAAGTCCAACGCCGCGAACGTGCGCACCTCCGGCGCCGCCAAGCTCACCATCACGTCATCACTCACCGGACTCGTCCTCCTCGATCTCGTTGTTGTCCTGGTCGTTCCCGGCCGGCGGCACGGGCGGCAGCTGCTGCTGCTTCTGCTTCGCCTTCAGCTCCGCCGGCACATCAGCCGACAAGCCGAGGAACACCCGCCCCTCCGACAGCGTCATCAGCCCGCCCGACACCGCCTGACCAACCCAGCCGACCGTGGTGCCCATGTCGTCCTCGAGGACCACCCGACGCCCGAACCGGACCCGCTGCCCCCGCGGCAGCCACGCCTGCGACCACGTCAACTCGAACGGCTCCAAGATCGGCGCCACCGTCTGCCGCAACAGGTTCAGCCACATCGGCCCCGGGCTCCGGTACGTCAACCCGGACGCGATGCTGCCGCCCAACCAGAACGCGTCCAAGTTCATGATGTTCGCGGCATCCGTCAACGACAGCTGCCGGGCCTCCACCAGCTGCGAATCCGCCGGCGACCACGACAACGGCACCACACTCGACCCGTTCGGCAGGAACACCGGACGCCGCTGCGGCCCCGAGAACTTGTCCATCCACCGGTCCGAAGCCGCGTCCAACTCCTCCTGCGACGGCTTCGAGTTCGGCGTGATCACCGCCGCCGACGGAACCGCCGCCCCGTCCAACACCGCCGCCTCGTACTGCGTCTGCTTCCCCATCAACGACAACGACCGCGTGTACTGCTCCAGCACACCCACCCCACGCCCAGGCAGCAACGGATCAGCACCCCGCCGCACATGCACCACATCAGCAGTGGGCAGCAGCCGGCCACCCACCCAGTACTCCCGGCGGCCGTCCACATCGACCACCATGTCGGTGAGCTCCGGCGCCAGCCTGGCCACCGCGGCCGGCCACCCCAACGCGTCCCGCGCCGTCACCAGACACAACGCGTTCCCGTGCACCAGGTAGTCGTCCACCATCTGCGACGTGAACCACGCCCGGTCCACCGTCGGATCAGGCTGCTCGAGAAGCCGCGGCCGCGCCAGCACCACATCGCCCCGCACCGCGTCCAACGGCATCTGCATCGCCATGCCCTCGATCAACGCCAAGGCCCGACCGATCGCCGGGATCGCGCGCAGCTGCTGCGCCGTCGTGACCTCCGACGCGCCACCCACCGTCCAGTTGCTGTCCGCCGTCGGGAACACCACCCCGTTCCACGGCTGAGTCACCCCAGACCCCGGGTACACCGACCCCCACGCGCCACCCAACATGCCGATCCCTCTCAGTAGACCCAGAACCCAGACACCGAAACCGCAGGACGATGGGACCCAGCCCACACCGCCATCGTGTGCCCCTCCACCGCGGTGATCGGCTCACCGTCCCGCGACACCCACCAGCCACGCACCGGCAGATCAGCCGACGCCAACGCCGACCTCAGATGCGACCCCAGCTCGAAGAACACCGAGCCGTCCTCCTCCACCCCGGACAGCCAGTCGCCCGCCGCCGCGACCGCATCCGCCTGCGACACCCGCAACAACGGCCGCACATGGTCGGCGTCGTCCTCCGACCACAACCGCTCCAGCTCGTCCGCCATGCCCCGGCCGCCGCGCGTGTTCACCACCGCCACGTTCACCACCCCAGGCATCGCAGCCACATACGCCGCGACCCACCGGACACCCGGCAACGTCTTCGACTCCACCACCGTCGTGCCGTCGTCCCGCGGCCACGCCAACGCCACCGTCGACTCGCGCCGCTGGTCGTCCAACGCCACCCCCACCGACACCTGCGACCCGCGCGGAATCCGCACGTCCGCGGTCTGCCGCTTCCTGATCTCCTCCGACAACACCCCGCCCGAATCGTCGTCCGCGTCCCGGTTCGCGTACGCCCGCAGGAAGTCCGACCGGCCCAACGTCCCGAGCTCCGTCTTCAAGTAGTTCTCCCGCAGCCCGAACCCCCGCCGAGGATGATGCTCCAACGTCAACCGCAGCAGCTCCGCATCCGGCAACCCGAACACGTCGACCTCGTCCGGCACCCCGAACTCGATGAACGCGACCCTCGACCCAGGATCGGCCACCGACGCCCGACCCAACCTCCGCGCCTCATGCAACCAGCCAGACGAATGCGTACCCGCCGCCGACAACAACCACTCCTGCCCAGGCTTCACCGACCACATCGGCCGGTAGCCCTGCCGGATCACCTGCTTCGTCACCAGACTGTGCGCCCACAACTCGTCCACGAACACCAGGTCGTACGCGCCGCCGTGGCCCGCCTTCTCGTTCGGCGCGAACGGGAAGAACTTCGACCCCGTCGACCGCATCTCGAGCAGCTCATTCCCCACGCCCTGCGTGACGTGCACCGCGCCCTTCCCCAACACCTGCAGCAGCCCCTGATCGGGCGTCACCGGAGAAGGCTGGTCGCACATCTCACCCCACCGCGCCTTCGCCGCGTCCCGAGTCTGCGCCGTGTACGCCACCACCGACTGAGACCGAAGCATCCGCTCCGTGCTGATGCTCTTCACCATGAACGTCTTGCCGCCACGCCGCTGCACCAACACGATGACCGTGTCGTACGCCGGCTCCCAGCCGCCCAACCCGTCCGGAACCTGCTCCGTCGCCAACGCCGTGAAGAACTTCTGCCACGGGTACAGAGCCCCACCCAGCCGGTCAGCCACACGCGCGATCGCCGGGCCGAACGACGGCCGCTCAGGGTTCGGCAGGGTCACGAACTTCGGGCGCACCCCCCACGACTTCGGCCACGCCGGAAAATCCGTCTGCCGCGCCGGCTTCATCCTGGTCGCCAACGCGGTCACGAGGCACCAACCCCAACCGGCCCAGCACCCCGACCAACCGAGCCGACGCCGACAGCCACAACCGCGGATCCTGCGAACGCTTCGCGGAGTCCACCAGATCGGCCGCAGAACGAGCCAACTCGACCATGATCGGGTTCAGATCGGCCGAACTGGCCAACATCTCCTCCAACTCCGCCCGAGTCGTCCCCGGACGCCTCGACCGCGTCGCGAACCACGCAGTCGACCGCTTCTCGGCCACCAGCCCCACCCCCATTTACGAAACGGTCACCGCGAGTAAATATGTCAGAGCG